ATCATTAATGCAGAGGATTAAATCATCAGGTATTATATTTGTTTTTGCTTTTGACATTTAACCTCCTAGTTAAAATTCCATAATTGTTTTGCTTGTTTCAAATTCTCATCACCAAAAGAAAACCATGCCCAAGGATGGTCGAAGTTTGGATCTATTAAAGATGCTGCACCTTTTATAATTTCGATTGCATCCTTCTTTTCAAACTGAGCTAATATTTTTTCTCTTCTTTTGAATACATTACAGATCAACCTAAAATTTTTTTGAAGACCTTCAGGTGTTAGATCCCAACAATTATCTTTATTAAATATTTGATAACCAGCTTTCGTTAAATAGACTAAAGCTACTGGAGCTTCATAATTATATTTTGCTGCATAGAATGCACATTGTGTAAGATGATTGAATGAAGGAGCTGCTGGCAAAGGCAAACTAATAAATCCTCTACTGCCATCTTTCCTGATCTTACCAAGTTTAGACCAAGATGTTTTTAACTCAACAATCAGTGATGGGATTGTAGCATCTAAGCTACCACCAAAAGCAAAGTCAGTCCGACCAACTACACTAAGCAACAATGGAGAAGAACTTTGCGTAATTGATATTTGTTCTTCACAAACTATCGGACCAAGATTTGCAGCTCCTAACTTCTCAAGCGCTGAGAAACCATGTAATGATACATCAGGTATTTCTGCCTGATACTTTTCAAATTTTTCTCTGTCTTTATCATCGACAGGATCATACTCTTTAAACTTATCTAAATTTTTTGTAATTAATTCTTGCTTGTCTGCATACTGCAAAGCATTTGCGTATGGCATTAATTTTTTTGTAAGTGGATTTAATTTCCAAATAGTATCACCGTAATACTGTTGGAGTATTTCATTGACAGCTACACCAGCTTTCATGTTAGCATTACTTGGAAGCATTCTTCTTTGTTCCTGAGTAAGTACTAAATATTTAAAAAGCCATGCACCATCTGGTAATGAAGCTTGAGTAGGTGAGTGATGATTAATTTTTAATTTAGTTGCAAACAGTGGCAACGCATTTTCATTTAAAGGATCTTCTAAAACTTTATTGTTTAAAATCATATAAGCCTAGATAACGACTTATAATTTATATACAATGAAAATGGTCAAGCTTGACCACTATAGATTATTTTACAACTTTTAACGCTTTTGCCGATTTTGCTGTTGTGTTCTCATGCCATGCAAGAAACTGATCGTATTGATAACGTGGTCTTCCAAATCTGTCATCAAATGGTGGAGCATCATTACCTTTGTATGCTGCTGATCTAAAATGTTTTAATTGATTAGCAGTGTAGTCTGAAAATAAAATTAATATTTGTCCGACTGATAATTTTAAAGCTGGATTATTTTTTATTTTTTTTAATAACTCTTCTTTTTTATATTCATGAGTTTGTTTCTTTCCAACAATCTTAGGCACGTTTTTTCTCTCTATCCAATCTAGCTTCTGTCTCTTTAATTTTATTATAAAGCTCATCTTGTATTTGTTTTAATTTTTTCTCTTGGTCCTTTTGAAGTTCTTCATGCTTCTTAATTATCATTTGCATTTCTTTAACTTCATCTTCTTTAATTCTTTTGTAATCTTCTATTTGATTTTTTACATCTGTATCATCTGCAAGCATTGGATTTACAACAGCAACAATTGGAGCAACAACTTCTATATTTTGTACATCAATTAAAATATATTTATTTTTTGCAAATGGATCTGGATTAGCAATATTTATTTTACCGCCTAGTCCTTCTTCATAGATACCTACAAAGTATGAAACATAATCAGGCATCACATCATCAAAAACATTTATTCCAATAAGACATAGTTTGCCATGACAGTTAGGTGGACTTTTATCTTTTGATTTATAATAAAATAAATTATGTCTATCTAAGAATGATCCTTTTGATCTTACAGTTACACATCTAATTAATGGTCTCCAAATATCTCTTGGAACTTTTGTAAATTTATCTTCATTTAAAAATTTTAATTGACCAGCTGGATAAAGAACTTCATTTGCATTTGATCTTGGATGAATAAAATCTACATCTGCCCATACTTTAGTTTGTAAATCTTCAAACAGTAATTTTGCTGGATCACAATTTAAAAACTTAGAATATTCTATTGCTTGGTTTAAAGATATTTTTCTTTTACCTTTTAATTCTTTATGAATATTTGAATAATCTTTTTTTGATTTTTCTGCAAACTCTCTTGCTCCACCATAAAAAGTATTATTTATTTCATGCTGTAATTTTTCACTTGTGTATGCTTGCTTAAATGGAAAGACAGTTAAGCTATCTAAATTTTTATTCTTTGCAACTTGCCAAGCTCTCTCGAACATACCTCTTGATGCACTGGCTCTTTCATAATGATAATCGTAAACTTCTTTTGGATTACCAGAAACAGTTCTTACTCTTGTTTCTGTTTCAGGAAAAAACTTTCCTTTTTTTACTGTTTGATATGAGAAGTGAGATTTAACCTGAGCATAATCATCTTCAAGTAATCCGTAGTTTTGTCTAAGTTCTATGTCGAAATATTCTAGCTTGCCAGCTATGCCAGACGGAGGAGCTTTGTTCCATTTGATACTAAATTTCATAAATTTTATTATTTATTTGTTGATCTCATATATACCTATATAACCATAATTCAAGTCAAATTTGACCATTTTCTTTGTTGACAAATAAGCCTCGGAAACTAAAGGATTTTTAATGCCTAGATATAAGCGTTCACAATCAACCATAGATAGTCCATTTTCTACATGGCATAGGCGGCAACATGATGGAGTAAATATGACAGATATTGACGTAGTTGGGATCTGTCCAGCTTGCGCTGCTCCACTATTTATAGCTGATACTATCTACAATATAGACTTTAGATTTAAAGGCAAAGACTGGTGGCATCAAAGACCATACAAAGTATTGGCTGAAGGATCTGACATTCCATACTATGAAATATTCTATACCGTTGATGAGAGTACTAGGCTCAGAGAAATCATTCGCTTTGATATAAATAGAATTAGACCATACAGCGATAAGAAGTGGAGAAACTTATCGCCAGATAATATGCTGCAATTTCTGGAACACATGAGCCTCAAATCTCATGGACCTGATTGCACTGCCAAAGATTATTTAATTAGAAAAATAGAAAACAATAAATGCGGTAATAGATTTATTCGCCAACAAAGCTATGTCAAATTTTTATCTATCTGATCCTAAAGTATTGACTGAATTAAAATTACAGGATGATGACTTTAGAATTTATTCATACTGCTGCAAACAATTTAATGTAAAGAACCTAACATCATTTATTAGACTTGTAGATATAGCTGGACAGTTTCAGTTATCACTGGAGCAAGTGCAGCATAGTCTGGTCCGTATGACTAGAATAAGAATTGATAGTGAGCCGCTGATAAAAATAAAAGATGCTGGTAAGTATTTAGTATTTGATTTGCCAAGACATAGAACCTTTATCAAAGATCTAGGTTTCAAAAGATATAACTCAAGTAAAGGATGGAAGTTATTAAAAGATCACATATCAAACAAAGCTACAAACAAAACTTATCTATATCCTAAGTTGGACCAGTACGAGTTAGAAGAGCAGCTGGTGAAACTTCCAACAGCAGAATTTAAAAAAATAAATAAAACAGATTTAAAATATCCTTGGAGTTACGAGAATGCGAAAAAGCTTAGAGCGAGTAATTGAAGAGAAAATAAAACTGGAAGCTATGATAGTAGATATACTAGATGATGCTGCTTATGCTGAAAGATTTATAAGTAAGCCTAATAATAAAAGATGTCCTTCAATGTATAAGATCTTAGATTATTGTTATGAGAAAAAAGATATTGGTTACTATGATAAACCTAAACTTGTTTTGCGTGCAACACCAAGACAGATGACTAGATATAATTTAGCTTTAGATATTTTAATGGAGATAGATCAAACAGTATCAGATAATCCAAGAGAGGCACGTAAGCTGTTATGGTTAAGAGCTAATAGGTTTAAGTGGACCAAGCTTGGTAACTTCTTTGGTTATCATCGAACAACAGTTAAAAGAATGTATGAGAACATCTTAGACAAGTTATCAAATAAATTAAAAAATAATCTTTACATTTACGACAAAATATTTAATTAATCTAAATATCTTCAAATTAGTTTTTCAAAAAAAAAGTATAGGATAAAAAATTAAATAATAATAATAGACAGTTTAGAAATCACTTGTATAATTTTACTGTTGTAAGCGTATTGCCAAAAAATAAATTTTTTTTTCACTTCTTTTTTTTTATTCCAGCAGCGTTTGCTAACTATGAAATTCAAACCAGATCAGTGCGAAAGTTTTACTAGATCAAGTCAATATACAGTACGCTGTCGTAGAAAAGGTTTCTTTTGCAAGACTTCTAAGAAATATAGATGTCCTAACCATGCTGGTCTTTCAACTGGTCCAAAAACAAAAGAAGGTAAATTAAAAGCATTACAAAATTTAAAACAGTATCGGAATGACAAAAGCTTTGCAGATAACTACAGAGATAACAAACCAGATTTGTGAGAAGTTAATGAGTGGTGTACCACTTACTCGTATTTGCGAAGCCAAAGATTTGCCAAGCCTGAGTACTGTACATAGACTTATTAATAAAGATCCATCATTTGCTAAACAAATAATACAAGCAAGAAAAGTTGGTTGTCAGTTTTATTTAGACAAGATGATTGATGAACTTGAAACAGTATCAAATAAAGATGTTGGTATTGTAAGAGAGAAGCTGCATCACTATCGTTGGCTAGCATCAAAGCTGTTGCCTAGTCTGTATGGTGATAAGCAAGAAGTAATACAAGATACAAAGATTACAATTCAATGGCAGCAACCTGAGAAGATAGTTGAAGGTCAGGTAGTTAGTGGCGACTGACGAGTTCTCGCGCGTGTGATGGAGTTCGATATAAATAAAGAACACACCATATACACACCAAGGCTTTATATTTTATTGAAATATAATGTTAGAGCTTTGGATAAGTAGTCTAAGGAATATTGCAAATTCCTAAATTTATAGAATATTTTTTATTTTTTGACCTATGCCGCGATTTGTTGCGCTGGGTCTATAACGTATAAATTACCGATGAATAAGAAACAGAAACCAAA